GGGATGATACAAAGAAGGTTCTTAACAAGATTGGAACAGACGCTTCTGAGCTTTTCGCTAAATCTAATGAGCTTTTGCAGTTTCTGGAGTCGCAAAAAGAAGGAGTTACTTCTAGTAGAGATATTACTGATTACCTAGACCTCATGTTCCCTTACACTGTCCAAGAAGATGGATCTATCACTTTGGACGAAGACGCTAGACCCCTTTCTGCTAAAGAGCTTAGTATGAGAGAGTTCACTGACGGACAGTAATCATCAAGAGCGATCTGAATATTTTCTTTCTAGATCCTCAATAAGATTCCAGATAAGCTTGTCTTTCTCTGTGAGAACCCTTTTTGTTTTTGCATAAAGGCGTTCTTCTTTGTGGGGGTGTATGCTTGCTTCGCACATCTCATCATTTTCGATGTAAACCTCTGTCCAAACGTCACCCATTGTAAGTTCTGGAAAGAATTTTTGACGCAAGTAATCACAGGCTACGTGGCGAGCATCTTCTTCTGTCAACGTGATCTGTTCCTCTTTTGTTCTACGAAAAGAAATCATATAAAAATGATACATTACTTTTATCTGGAAGTCAATTAAAAAGTGTAATTTAATATATATGCCTCAGAAATCAACCTCTAGGTCGGGCCTCAACATGAGGCACATAGAACTCACAAAAAAGCAGCATGAATTTTTTAAAATCATGTCAGACCCAAAAACAAAAGTGGTATTCCTTTCGGGTCCAGCGGGTTCTTCTAAATCTTTTCTTTCAATCTATACAGCTTTATCTTTATGGTCGGATGGAGATTGCTCTGACATTCTTTATTTAAGAACTGTCGTAGAATCTGCCGAACGAAGTTTGGGATACCTCAAGGGCGGCGAGGATGAGAAATTCAGTCCTTATCTAGCTCCTTTGGAAGAAAAAGTCGATGAGATGCTACAAGCATCAGATAAACAAAGACTTAAAAGAAGTAATGCTTTACTTGGCTCTCCTGTCAACTTTATCAGGGGTCAGGATTGGAAACAGCGCGTTGTAATAGCTGATGAAATGCAGAACGCAACGATGAAAGAATTAATCACGGTTCTTACCAGAATGAATAAAGGGACAAGGCTTTTTATTTGTGGAGACGCTTTTCAAAGCGATATTAAAAATTCTGGCTTTTCTCAGTTATGTAAGCTTTTCGATAGCGACGAATCTAAGGAAAACGGTGTTTATCATTTGGCTTTCGACAAAGGAGATATTCAAAGAGACGAGGTTATTTCTTTTCTATTGGATCAGATAGAAGAAATTATTTAATTGTAATAATCTTTCCAGACATTTATAATTACGTGTAACCAAAATTTTGTAATGATGCACGAATTTTGCGTCCAGTGTGGACATAAAAATTTATTTGAAAGCGTTAAGCCTAAATTCTGCGCTGGATGTGGGCAACCTTTTAACGTAGGCGGTGCTATCGTCTCTAGAGCTAATTCTTCTGAAGAAGAGGTTTTAGAGCAATCTGAGCAAATGCCTAAATTAAACAAAGATAAATTATCTCAAGGCTGGTCTACTCAAGTAGACAACTCTGGCTTTCCTACCTTCGGATCTATTGCTGGATCTGATGCACCCTCTGTGCGGCATCATCGCCCCAAAGGTTTTAAGGGGAAAGATGTAGTTAAATCTACCATGAAAGAATTTGGTAGGGTAACTAAAAGTAGGGAAATAGGCAAGTGATAACATGCGAGAAAGCTTCGAAGATAAGATCGAAGAGATTGATCAGCTTCTCGACATAAATAGGAGTAAATGGCAATTAGATGCTATTCAATGGTTTGATTACGATGATGTAAAACAGATAATCCGTATTCACATCAATGAGAAATGGGATTTATGGATACAAGAAAGACCCTTCAAACCTTGGTGCAGACAGGTCGTTCAGAATCAAATTAGAAATTTAATAAGGAATCATTACCTTACTTTTTCTAAACCGTGTTTGAGATGCAAGCATTATGTTTCTGAAGATGGATGTGCGTTTACAAGATCGAAACAGCAAGACGATTCGTGTCCAGATTATGCTAAGTGGCTGAAAAAGAAGAAAAAGGTTTATGATGTCAAGCTGCCTTTGCCATTAGAAGGTAGGGTTATAACAGCCTCCACAGAGCTATATGATCAATTCGATTACGAAAAAAGCGCAGATAAACTACACGGGATACTCTTAGAACAACTGAACAACGAAAGACACAAAGAAGTTTACACCATGTTATTTCTAGAAAAGAAATCTGACGATGAAGTAGCTTCTAAAATGGGTTTCAAACCAGAAAGCGCAAAAAAGAAAAAGCGGTATAAGCAACTAGATAATCTAAAAAAGAGGTTTGCTGAATTAGCCCGTGAAATACTTAATTCGGAAGATATTATTGAATAATGGTTGAGCTAACAGCAGAGCAAAGAGAGGCTATTAGAAACACTTTTAAAGTCACTCAAGACCTGATTGAGATTACCAAAAACGTTTTCAAAAACGAAGACCTTGACGGTAGATCGCAAGAGGGTCGTGCAGTTAGAGATTTCCTTGTTTCAGAGGGAATGAAATATAATACAACGAAAAGCACAAAAAAAACTAACGTTGAATTAACAGAAAGTCAAAAGTCTGTTTTGATGTCTAGTCAAATTTCTTCGTCAATGACCCCTCTTGAGATTGCAAGAGTTGTATTTCAAACACCTGACGTTAAATCATTAGATGCAAACCACAGGTCTGTTATTGAGTTTTTAGAAAAGTTTAGACCAGATATAATCGACTCAAGTGCTAAAGCCGCAGATGGAAAATGGCACTCGCCAAAGTCTCATTCTATGGCTATCAGAAGGTGCAACAAGTGGTGCGGCACAAATTTAAAAGAAAACCCTGATGAACTCCCTGCAAAGCAAAGAAAGAATACGGAAAAGCTACTTGAGTATTTAAATATTCATAAACTAATTACTACAGTCAATGCTTATCGAACAGATGCAGACAGGGATTTGTTTGAATCAGAATTTGTAAGAGCTACATGGGATAAACCAGATTTGACCACTGATGAACTTAACCTTTACATGATGATTTGTTCTAATTTTGTAAGGGCCAAGCACATTCAAACCAGAATGGATATTTTTACGGATATGCTTGAAAATGAGGAGCTTGAAAGTCAAGACATTAATATGCGCCTTACAGAACATATTAAGGCAACCAACGAAGAGTTGAATGCTTGCGAAAAAAGGATCGAAAGCTTAACTCAAAAACTAAATGGTGATAGAGCCAAAAAACTAGAGAAAAAAGGCGTAAACACTCAAAACATTCTTTCTTTAGTAGAAGCCTTTCAAGACGAAGAGGAAAGACAAAGGCTAGTAATGATGGCAGAACAAAGACTGTCACTTGTTGAAGAAGAGGCAGATAGATTAGAATCTTTAGACGAATACAAAGCTCGTATATTTGGAACAAGCAAAGAAGAACTCTTATGAGTGTTACTTGCAAACAATGTGGCGCTACATTTAAAACACTGAGAGGTCTTCATTCCCACATTAAGGTTCATGGAGGTCAAGAGGTATATTACCATACCCACTATCCTCGCTTAGACTTACACGATGGATCTCTAATAAAGTTCAAGAGCAAGGACAGATACTTCTCTACATTTTTCAATTCACCAGAAAACAGAGAGGCTTACTATTCTTCTGCGCCAGTTTCAGAATCTCGTAAAGTATATTTAGAAGAATTTTTGGCTCATGCTAAATATAAAAACATAGACTTTATTCCTTGTGATAATTATTTTAAATTTAGTAATCTCTCTGGTGTCAAGGTTATAAAAAAATTATTTGAATCTTGTGCTTGCTTTGCTGATCAATCCAATTTGAAGCAAATATATACGGAAAAATTACCTAAGAGTTTTTGGGATAGAGACAAGAGACTAGACGAAATGACGGTGTTCGTAGACACCAGAGAGCAAAAGCCTTTTGAATTTAAAAATAGTATTATCAATAAATTAGATTTTGGCGACTACGTTGCTTCTGGAAATTTTTTTAATAAAACTTATGTAGACAGAAAGAGCTTAGAAGATTTCAAAGGAACATTTGGAAAAGGCTATCAAAGGTTCAAACAAGAAGCGCAAAGGGCAAAGCAGTTTGACTCTTATCTTTTTGTAGTTGTTGAAGCCAGCATAAACCAAATAGAACAAGAAAATGAGAGTTCTAGGCATCCTTCCAAACTAAATTACATCTTTCATAACGTAAGAGACTTTCTTCTTTCTTATCCAGAAAGCAGTCAAATTGTATTCTGTGATAGCAGAGAAGAAGCTAACGATATAACAAAGCGTATATTACTTAACGGTCCTATTTTATGGGATTGCGATTTTCAATACTTTTTAGATCAAAGACATGGCTTGGAGTAAAGGAGTTCAAGGTCATCGCATGGAGTATTCTGCGAGGGCTATAAACGAAGAGATATTAGAGAAAAAAGGTTTCATCCAAGAGGGCGAAGCTAAAGTTCTTTTATGTAAATTTTTAAGGAATAATATTTCCTTGGCATCAGAGATGATTATTGGGATGAAGCTTTTCCCTTTTCAAGCAATGCTTATTAAAGGCATGATGATTGGTGACTTCTCGATGTTTGTATTGTCTCGCGGTATGTCTAAAACGTGGTCTGCTGCGATTTATGTGATGCTTCAATTAATATTTAGACAAGGCATAAATATTGGAGTTCTTTCTAGTGGTTTTAGACAAGCTAAATTTATATTGCAAAAATGTGAAGACATACTCAAAAAACCCGCCGCTGCTATGGCATCCCCTATGTTCACTTTACAGAAAGGAACAGATCAATGGACTTTGAGTTGTGGAATGAGCAAAGCTATGGCACTACCTCTAGCAGACGGTTCTCGACTCAGGGGTTTTCGTTTTTCTGTTCTACTATTGGATGAGTTTTTAAATATCCCAAAAAATATTTTTCAAGAAGTCATTTTGCCTTTTCTTGGGGTTATCGACAACCCAACAGAGAGAGAAGACTTGGCATCCTTAGAGGACGAATTGATTGCCAATGGAAAAATGAAAGAGGAGGATAGGTATAGATGGATCAACAACAAACTTATCATGCTTTCTTCTCCTTCTTATACTTTCGAGTATATGTATGAACTTTATTGTCAATACAGAGATGCTATCTTAGGTGTTGATATTAGAACTGATGCAGATGAAGAGTTTGATGCAGATGCATACAGGATTATCTTTCAATTGAGTTACGATTGTGCGCCAAAGGCTCTTTACGATAAAAATCAGCTTCAAGTAGCAAAGCAAACTATGTCTGAGGCTGTATTCAATAAAGAATATGGAGGTCAATTTGTATCAGAATCAGATTCATATTTTAAGCTTTCTAAAATGGCAGCTTGCACAGTTCCAGACGGAGATGCACCTTTTGTTCAGATAGCGGGGAACCCTGACCGCAAGTATGTGATCGCAATTGACCCCTCTTGGTCTGAGGACAGCGGCTCTGATGATTTTGCTATGGAAGTATTCGAATTAGATGAAAGCTCTCAGAAGGGCTGTCTGGTCCATGCTTACGGTCTTGCTGGAACAGGCTTGAAAAAACATATTCAGTATTTCCATTATCTAATAACTAATTTTAATGTTCAATGCGTTGTATTGGATTATGCTGGCGGCGTTCAGTTTGTTTCTGCTTGTAACGAGAGCGAGCTATTTAAAGATAGTAAAATTCATCTTAGTGCAGTAGAAACAGAAGGTGAGTTTGATAAACCTGAGACATACGTTAAAGACTTAAATACCTTCAAAAGAGAATTGGCTCCTAGTCAACACAAGTATTGCATTTTAAGGAAACCTTCTTCTAATTGGATTAGGCAAGCAAACGAATTGCTTCAAGCGAATATTGATCATAAAAGAATATTATTTGCTGCTCCAGCACATGATGAAAATTTTAACAAACAACGGAAGAAAAATATTCCTATTGAAAACTTGAAATGGGATACAAGAGTTAAAAAACAATCTTCTGGTGCTGCTAAAATTGATTTCTTAGATCATCAGGTTTCTAAAATAGAACAGACAAAACAACAGTGTGCTAATGTAGAAGTGGTGACAAATCCTCAAGGCTCTCAAACCTTTAGATTGCCGCCACATATGTCTCGTCAAACTGGACCGAACAAACCAAGAAAAGATAATTATTCTGCGCTTGTATTGGGAAATTGGGCTATCAAAACTTATTTTGACGCGATGAATACAACAGAAGAGGTAAAGACGTTTGACACCTTCACTCCTTTTGGTGCTTGATTATTTTACAGCTTCAGTAGGCCAAGGCTTCCAGCCTATTTTATCTTTAGTGTGTTCTCTACCAAAAAAGTGATCGGCTTCATGCGAGGCGATATATGACAACGATTTAGGGTCGTTTTGAAATCTATCCGTGATACCTATTGACGGGGGTATGATGCCGCCGCCCTTCTGGAAGTATCCATAAGTTTCACCCTTGTAATGAGGCGACCATCGTGGACCATACCTTCTTGGGAAATAACTGATTTTTAAACCCACTTGATTATCAGACTCTTCAAAAAATGTTTTATATCTATGAGCGCCCTTTGACTTATTGAAGCCTTCGATCACACCAGCCTTGGCATCTTCATCCCACTTTGGAACGTCTCTGTAAATGTTTTTAAAAACTATCTTTTGAACAGATACTGATTCTTCTTTTGTAATTGGCTTCTCTGGAGTTTTTTCTCTTACGCCTCCGCAACTAGAAAGAAGTAATATTAAAATTAGGTATAGCAGAAATAAAAATCTTGTCATTTAAAGTAATTACACATATATTAAATCATTTAATGTGTAATTTATTATGATGAGAGTTTCCGATAAACAGTATAAACAGCTTTTGGATATTCAAAAAGCATTTGAATGGGAAGGTGTTAAATTAGACTCATTGTTAAAAGAAATGAAAGAACAAGAAGATGAGGAGCCTATTGAAGTTCCAGTTGAGCCTACTGGAAAAAAGGTAGCCATATGTGTCGGTCACAGTAGAAGTGGCGATAACGGAGCGGTTAATACTGACGGAGTTTCAGAACACACATACAATGGTCAAATCGCTCACAATCTTAGCCAAAAATTATCATCTCAGGGTATCGAAAGTAAAGTTTTTGATTATTACGAAGGCAGCGGTTATGGATCAGCTATGTCTTGGATAGGGGATCAGGTTAAAAAGTATGATGCTGACATAGCTATTGAACTACATTTTAATAGTGCCTCTCCAAGCGCGGCTGGTTATGAATATCTTTACTGGCACTCAAGTAGCTCGTCCAAGGGTTTAGCGAACTCTTTGCTAAAAGCTCAAGAAGAAAAGACCCCGCAAATGAAGAACAGGGGTATCAA